GGGCGATGAGTTGGAGAGGTTGCCAGCCTTGATCTGTGCGCCGGTTGGCACACCCGGCCAACTCGCGGCGGCGTGCGCGATCCAGTATGCCTGGTATTGCGCGGAGGACTGCAGGTTGAGCTGCAGTAGCGTGAGCAGCATGGCTTACAGCGTTTCTAGCGCGGCAAGGGTGTTCTGCGTTTCCGCGATTTCCGCGTCGATGATGGACACCCGGTCCAAGTCGCCCAGGTCCGCAGCACTGGTGCGAAGCTGGCTCAGATTGACCAGCCTGCGCTTGAGCATCTCGATGATTTGAGCGATAGTCATTTCACACCACCTGTGCTCGCAGCAGCACGGTGCTGGTGTTCAGCACCATGTACACGTAATCGATCTCTGTCGCGCCGTCGGTGTACACGACATCAAACGCCGTATCCCCAGCGATGGCCGCGCCCTGCGTGTACGTTATGGTTGACCAGCCATCCTGCTCATTGGTCACCACGTTGTACCGGAACCACCTGCCGGTGGCATCCTTCTGCGAGTAGATCCAGTCTTTGCGGTAGACGTATTTGCTTCCCGCGCCGAAAACCTCTGTTGACGGTGCGTAGGTGAGTGCGCTGGCCCACGTATTGAGCGCGATGTCGTAGCGGTCGAGCACGGCACCAGCGGTTCCCCGAAAGCTGTAGATGAACCGCCCGTTGCGGATGTCCGACTCGTTCGTCCACGCGGCGTCCGTCGCCTCATGAACCCAGTGCGCAGACATTCCAACGCCGGGGGCGGCGGCACGGGCGGCGGTCGGGGACAAGGTTGTCCATGTGCCGCCGCTGATTGAATAGCGATACAGCGTGACGGCGTTGCTGCCGAGGTAGTAGATGAAGTCGTCGTTGCCCTCGATGTTGTACACGCTCGTAGCGTCGGGCTGCGTTGTCCACGCCGCCGAGGTCGTCAGCACGGTGCCGGTGTTGCTGCTGATGGTGCGGATCTGGCCTGCGCCCGTGCCTGACACGATGCGGACCTGATAGTTCGCCCACTGGTTCGTCGTCCAAGTCTTCGCTGAGTTGGTCAGCGTCGACGCGCCGCCCGCAGTGGCCGTGCCGGTGGCGAATGCCCTGTAATCAGAGCCGACCCAGGATGGCGTGGCGATGAGTTTGGAGTCCGTGCCGATCACTGCCGCCGGAGCAATACCGTCTGTCGCGCCGGTCTCGGCCGATGTCCAGGTATTGAGCGCAAAATCGTAGAAGCGGAACACCGCCGCAGTCGTGGTGCCCGCCGCCGTGATGGCGTTCAGCACGTACCACCTCGGCGTCAGCAGTCGGTAGGTGGTCGAGGCCGTGAACGCCGACGCCTGTACCGGGACGGTAATGACCGAGTTCGTGCCGACCGTATTCGACGAGATCGCCAGTGTCGCGCCAGCGTTCGGGCCGCCGGTGATGTGGATGCTGTAGCCGCGTAGGTCACGGGCCAGCGTCAAATTGGTCGTGATCGTCGAGGTCGTGCCCGCCGTCGCAGTACCCGAGGGGCCGACAGCGGTTGCCACTCCACATGCTCCGACGGCAAAAGTGCCAGCGAGCGCACCAGAGGGGATTTGCACCCACGCATCTTCCATCGGGCTGTACAGATAGTGCACCGTGGCGCTTGAGACATACAGCTGCTGCTGCCGATAGTGGCGCGAGCTGGCGACAAACGCCCCGGCGACGGTTGCCGTCGGTACGGGAGTGCAGAACTCCCAGCGCTTGAGGTCGAGGATTTTGCGATTTCCGTTGGTTGTTGCCATATCAGGTCACCGAAATGTTACGGCGCAATGAGTCAGCGCCAAGCCGCATGAGCGACGGGATTTGCTCGGTAGCCGCGAGGCCGCCGATCTGGGTTTGATTGGTCAAGGTTGCCATCGTTGTGACGGTGCTGACAGTGCCGACTGTCGTGACGGTGGGCAGGGTCCCCGCCTCGATGTTGACCCGCATGCGGTTTGCAGTGTCGGGCATCATCTGGCCGATTGAGCGGGTGAGCGACTGCACGGCGAACCGCATGGCCTCGATGGCTTCAATAAGCTCGCCATAGGCCGCCACCGGCAGCGGGCTGGTCTCGCTCGTATCGACAGCGGAGCCGTCAACGCCCCAGGCCGGTTTTACCCGCTGGAACTTGATGCCGCCGATGTCGTCGCTGGCAATGACATCGCCGCCAGTGCCGGGGTTGAGGGTCGTGTTATCTGCCATGCGTTAGCTCCAGGTTGCTGTGACTCGCGGACGAAACGCCGAGGATGTCAGCGAGCCGGGGACGTAAGTGGGGAGCGAGAGGGTCGGGTTGAAACTGGCCGCCGCAGTTGCGGGGATCCAGATTTGCCGGGGGGCGAACAGTTGCCAGGGGTTGATGCCTATCTCCTGCAGCAGACCTAACGGCGGCGTGGCGTTGAAAAGCGCAGCCCCCACCATGAAGCCCGGGAAAGGGCGGGGCGCGGAGTCATGCCCACCAATATGCACCGTGCCCGTGATGTCAGGGGTGGCAGGAGTCGAGTGGCGCGTGATTGTGGCCGGTACACCGTCAACTAGAACTAGGGGGTCGTTTGCAGATGACGACAGATCGTGCGAAAGAATGATCGACTGCTGCTGTTGGAGCCCGGTCCACGATGCGGTAAATCGATGGGTTCCACTCACCCAAATTTGAAATGATGTTGCAGAATCTGGAATGACCTCGTAATCCGCAGATCGAAAAACTCGGTAATCAGCGAATACGCCAACCGTCTGCCTACCTATGACAACAATAGTGAGTAATTTGTTTCCAGCCGAGGCGAAGTTGTCTGTTCTAAAACCAGTACCAATTTCCACCTTGTTGTCAAAGCGGAACCCCAGGCCGATGTTTGTTGGCTCAAGGACAAAAGCCGACGCAAGCGCTGCGGCGGGATTTGCTATGTTGCGCACCAAGTCGCGCCCGCGCCCGGCTTGAGCCAAAAACAGCGAGACAAGACCAGCGGGCGCGCTTGAGTTTGCCTCCACCGCATCTTGCGGCTGCTCAGTCCACGATCTGCGCAGTATCAGCATTATGCGATGTCGTACTTGATGCCGACGAACTCAAAGCTGTTTGTATTCACTGCCGTGTTTCGCAGGTTCACGCCAGTGTTATGGCTCACAAACAGCCCCCAGAATTTTGGCATCACGCCGCCAAAACGAGACGCAACGCTGAAAGGCAGCACGGGGTACTGGAAATCACTCGTTGCCACAGGCACCGCAACCGCAGCGCCGAAACGCAGCGCACCCAAAACGCCAGCGTTCGCCAAGGTTTCCGCTGAATCGGTGCCGTCAAGCACATCAATCGGGGTGGTTGCCAAGGACGTATCTGCGCCCCAGACATAGACCGAGATCGTGGTGTTCGCTGTCGGAGTCGTGCCCACTGACACAAACCCGGACACGATGCAGTCCATGTACTTGTTGGTCGTGTTGTCGATCTGGCTCGACTCCCGACCGGCCAGAAACGTGGCAGACGAACCAAGGTTCGCCAAGTCCATCGTAATCGCTGTGTTGGCGCTGTAGCTAGGCGTCGCCGTTGCCATTACATGCTCCTCGCGGCATCTACCACCTGATAGCTAATCGCGCCCTCGACCAACATCGTGGCAGGGCTTGCGTCCGAGCCTGCACCCGTGGCAAACAGCTTCTCCAGCACCGTGGCGGGCCGCTTGCAATGCACGTAGATTGCCGCCCTCACCGCAAGATCAGCAGAAGTGCCAACCCATGCAGCGTCAATGCCTGCTCGCACGTTGGTTTTTGCCGCGTTGATGGTGCCTAGCCGCCCGAGCCAATCCCAGATACGCGCCTTCCCCACCGACAAGTTATCCACCCGCGCCCAATCCATGCCGTTACGCATGATTTCGTCAATGGACACGTTTGTTTTCCAGACGATGAAAGCGGGCTCTGCGGGCAAATTCAGTTGTTGCGCGATGGCGTAGCTACCGTCCGAATTTGCGGGAAACGTGGACAGCACAGGGTCTGCAAGAATGAATGCCTTAAGCGCTTGGAGTTGAGCGGGCGACATTTAGTTGCCCTCAGTGATGACGAAGCTCGTAACACTCACCGGCTGCCCCGAAACAATCGTGGTCGTCGTCAGGTTCAAGTCAGAACCAGAAGTCCCCACATCGCCATCAAGCACGAAGTTAGACCCGCCCGACTGCACGATGCGAAACCATGTCGCCGTGCCCGATGCGTTTGCGCTGCTGTCCTGCGTAATGGCGTTGAGCGTCAACACTCCAGCAGAAGCCGCAGGGGCAAACGTAGCCCCGCAGGTAAGCTCCGCAAGCAGCGTGGTCGCAGTGCCGCCCCGAGCAGGGCGTGTGCCATCATAGATGCGCAGCAGTGCGTTAGCGCCTGCGCGAGTCGTGATCGCGTCCAGCATTGCGTTTCGAATGCTTGTGGTGTCGTATGCAAGTGCCATCAGAGTCCCTCCATGCGGCCATCTACGCCGCGAGTAATTGGTTTTACCACCCCACCGACATCAATACCGACTGCGCGTCCAGTATTGTCGCGGACAATCTTTTTCGGTGCGGTAGCGTAGTTGTGTATTGCGTCAACTTTTTCGCTTATCGCCGTGATGGCATCCAAAACACTGGTGTCAGGCGCAAGCTCTTCAGTTATCTGATTCGCTGCCGATGTTTGCGCCGATAGCGATGCAGTGTCCATAGCCGTCTGCGCGCCGATCTGAGCGACTTGTATTTTTGTCGCCGCGTCAAGCTCAGCCTTCCAGCGGTCGAACTCCAGCCGCTGCGCCTCTGCCGTCGCCGCCTGCTCTGCCTTCATCTGCTCAACCTGGGCATCAATCTGCGCCTTGAACTGAGCTAGTTGCATGTCCGATTGCAGGCGCATCTGGTCGGCCTGTTGAGTGGCCTGCATCTTCGCCTGCTCAATCTGCATCCGGCCCTGCTCGACTTGCTGCTGTGCTTGCAGCTTCATCATCTCAGGGTCAGGCGGCGGCTCTGGCTTTGGCTCTTTCGCCTTCTCAGCCGATGCGCTGATGAACTGCTCCAGGCTCGCCTCCATGCCCTGCCCCGCCTTGAACGAGCGAACGCCGAACATGAGCATCTCACCGAGCAACGGGGCCAGTTCTGTCGGAGCCTGCACAGCCTCGCGGATAAACCCGCCTGCTGCCGTCAGGAACTCCAGCCGGTCGGCCTTCTCCTGCGCCTCGTCAAGCTCGACCATTGAATCGCTGGCGACAGAGATGCGGAAAGAACGAACGACATCGTTGCGCAGTAGCTCGATGGCCTGCGGCAGTAATGCGGCGTCTTTTGATGTCTCCATCGACGACATCTTGACCAGCACTTCAGGCCGATACATGCTGCACATGATCTGCGCCTTCATCCGCAGAATGTCCGACGCCATCCGAGCGACATCCATCTGGATATGCTTCAAGCGAAGGCTTGCGAACTGCGACTTGATCTGCTGCGCGGTCGCTGTTTCACTCGCAACAGATGCGCCCCGGATGATGTCCGATAGGCCGGTGATCTCGTAAATTACCTGCTTCGACTGATCCCGCGCTTGGTAGAGCGCCGCAAGAGCCTGCAAAACAGCATCGACCGGCAGAAAATCAACCGTTCCCTTGAGTCCGCCCTTTTCGGCAAACATCGCCCAAGTGGACACCGGAATCAACTGGTTATCGACGCCTTCATCAAGCATCCGCTGAACGCCCTGCTGGCTTGAATCGTAAACCCCGACCACCTTGACAGCCCGCACCAGCAGCGAAATGCGCTCGGTGATCTCGTCCATCTCTTTCGCTTGGTCTTGGTACTGCCGGAAGTCCGCAACGGGAATCAGCGTATCCGTCGTCAGGGATGCGTACAGCGGCTTAGGACACGGGAAGAAGCCTTCCAGTTCTAGTGGATCAGGGCGAACGTCCAGAATCTCTTGTGCGCCCTCTGCATGCCAGTAAACAACCTTCTCCGACTTGTCCCATATCTCCCAGACTTTCGCCTTCTTCATGCGGTCAAGCTGGTCGGCGCTTGCCCCATTTGACTTCATCTCATCGATGCCGATAGGCTCATGGCTCAGTGGAACGTCCTTGAAGATGTCGCCGAACCGTTTCATGCCCTCGTCGCGGGACATGTACACCAACCGAGCCACCCACGACACCTCTTCCCACGTCCTAGCGGGCGAAGTCCTGAAGTCTTCCCAGAACACGTAATCGACCGGACTGCACTCATATGCGCCCATGCTCTTGGCGTCTGCATCGTCCGTTATTTGCGCGTCTTGGCCCTCATCCTGTGCAGGCTCAAAGCGAATCCATACCACGCCACGCCCCGGCAACAGCCTGTCTAGCACCGTGTTTCTCAGCGCAGAGTCGAAGTCCGAATAGTGGTCGATCTCAAACTGAAGCGCTCGCTCCAGCACCTCAGACGCAGTGCGGCCAACAGGGTCGGCATCCTTGAACCTGCGCGATACCTCTGCCTTGGGGCGCTTAGAGTACACCGCAGGCGCAAGCGTCTGGACGTTGCTCCACAGGATGTTGTACTTGCGGGCGCTATCCGATAGCCCGCGTTCGTCCCGATACCGCTTGACGATCTTCCGGCCAGCAGCGAGAAAGTCTTTGTCCGTCTTCTTCGCCAGCTCTAAGTCGGTTGACCAGCGGCGAGCCAACCCGCCCCGGTCAATCTCTTTCTCGTCCATTACCCGACAAACACCGTGACAGTGCCAGTGCCGCCGATAGTGACAAAACACCCCGTGGCAAACGCCGCAGGAATGCGCAGGAACTGCCCTGCCGTCAGCGCTGCAGTCGTCTCAAGGATGACCGTCCCCGTGGCCGTGAGCGAGTCCCACACTTTGATGGTCAGCGAAGTCGAAGTGCCGACCAGAATGCCGCCAAGCACACCAGCGCCGGACTTAGCAAGCCCAGATGCTGCCAGGGGGACTGCGCTGTATGCCTCGTGTGTAATGCCTGCCATGCTATATCCTTTCCTGTTTCTTGCTGCGCTGCCAGAGTTGGTCGAGCGTTGCGGTTCTGCTGCTGCTGGCCGCTCTGCTTGCCAAGCAATTGCCATATACCTGGCCGCATCTGCTGCGTGGCTTGTCCAATCGTGCAGCGGCTTGTCCCGGAATACTTTCTTGTCGCTGTCCCATTCCCTGCGGTACAGCTTGAGCGCCTCAATTCCCTCGGCGCACTGCGTCTTGTCAAACCACATACGCGGAAATGCCATGCGAAGGGCTTGGATGCCGTCCTGCAGGCTCAATTCCGGCACGATGCGGCTTGCATAGCCACGGGCAAAAAACTGCTCCTGCGACGACTTCCCGCCACTGGCAAACGTCTTGGCCCTCGCGTCATGCGGCAACCACAGAAAGGGCTTTTCGCCTAGCTTTGCGTAGTTGTATGCCTTGCTATCCAGTAAATCCGCGTAATGCTCCACGCCGTGCCCATTGGCCGCGTAGTAGTCGATCACATGAATCTCGCCCCTGACAACCTGATAGAACCAGATGGCCGTGTCGTCGCTGTAGCCGATGTCCCAAGCTGTAAACACTGGCGCAGCCCTGTCATAGGGCACATCCGTTATCTGATGCCCGTATGCGTCGAACTCTTTGGCGTAGTACGCACCAGCGATTGCCGCCTCGAAGCTGCACTCAAACTCTTGCGCGTACTGGTCATCTGTCATGCCCCGCGCTGCGTCCGCAAGCTCTGACGCCTCAATCAGCCCCGATGTGCTGGCCTTCAGGAGCATGGTGAACCAATCATCACGCTCTAGCGCCGAGTGATACGCGGCATAGAACTCGTTGTGCCCTTTCGGCGTACCGATGAACACTGCCCAGCCCTTGCGGTCTGTCAGCATGGGCCGAACCACTTCACCCCACACGCTGGAGCGCATATCCGCAAACTCATCCAGCACCACGCCATCGAGATACAGCCCCCGCAGCCTGTCGGGGTTGTCCGCGCCATACAGCCTGATGCGCGAGCCGTTAGGCAGGTCTGCCCTGAGTTCGCTCTCGTTGTACTCAACGCCCGGAATGTCTGCCGTCAGCCGTTTGACGTATATCCATGCAACGTCTTTAGCCTGGTTGAACTGCGGACACACATAAGCGTATCGGGCGTCCTGCTTTTGCGTGAACAGCGCCGATAGGACAAGCTCCGCAACACAAGCAACAGTCTTGCCTGCCCGCCTATGGCATACCAGCACAGCCCATCGCTCGGGCCGGTTGTGGAAGTCTATGAACGGCTGGCGGGGCTTGTACCCGTTTATGCCTAGTTTCTGTCTTGAATCTTCTGCGACAGCCACGAAAGCCCCGATACCTCAAACCGGATGGCGTTACCGTCAGCGCCGGTTATAGGTTGTTCAGCCTTGCCCCATCCGCGATCCATCAGCGCATTGGCAGCACTCACCTGAGCATTGGGCGAACCTGTCGCCATCACCTTTGCCAGCGTTTCAATGGCTGAACTGGTGTATTGCCGCGCCAGTTCTCGAACGTGTTTAACGTCCTCTGGCAGCTTTGGCCGTCCAGATGGATTGCCGCTCACCCCTTTGGGGAATGGCTTGCCTGACGGCTGTTTACGGCTGTTACCAGCGGACGATGCAGGGTTTCCCATATCGCCTCACTAAGAAGAAAAAAGCCCGAACGAATCGGGCAAGGTGCAACACACCAGGAGAAATTTTTGGGCGCACTTGCCCACCTGTCGGCGATGATGCCAGAAATTCTCAAAGAATGCAAGCCGCCATCAATTTATCCCGTAGCGCATTCCTTGCAGCTCGCAGGATGATCTGCCGCTCCTCTACGTCTGCCGGTAGCCTTGCGCTTGTCCAGATTGCCTTACCCGTTGCAAGGTTTCGAGCGTTGATCTGGATAGCGGTGCATTGGACAGATGGAAGCTCAAAGATGTGGAAGTTAACGGCGACCATGCGCGGGGCGTCTATTTCGTGGTCTACGATGTCCTGTACGGCGTCCCATCCTCGCGGGCTTTTGGCTTGGTTGAACATGGGCGAGCCGTGGATGTCGCTTACATATTGATAGCCCTTTGCCCATTGGTGCCATGCAATCAGGAGGTCGTCCAAGGTGTCGCAGTCACGTTTCATAAGTTCACCCCTGATCTGATTTCGACACCGACCGCCGCCACAAGTGCCCCGCCCTTTGGCCCATGCTGCCAATCCACAAGAATAGGCCGGAACCTGCTGTCATCCACCCCGAGCGCGTATGCCATGCCATCTAACAGCGCCTTGGATGCCGCAAGCATGTTGTCTGCATCCCTCTTGCGCTTGTCAGGCGTGAGGAACAGCAGGGATAGCGCTATCGGGCCATCAGGTGGCGTGTAGTCGCCTTTTGCCTGCTTGGTGAGTAGATAGCCTGCCTCATGCTGTGCGGTGCGCTCTGCGACGGTTTTGCCCCAGTGCTGGCCGTTTCTGCGGTTCGGGAATAGCGCAGGGGATGGGAAAGGCAAACGGACAATCACCCCTGCCCCCGATAGAACTGCCCAAAAATCTCCAGAAACTGCTGCCTGAGTGCCTCTGCATGCTCTGCGTGTCCCTGGTCGCGGCGCTCTTGGATGCGCTGTGCAATGCGATGCTCTAGGGTGCTTTTTGGCAGGATCATGCCATCCTCCAGTTAGTGGGAGCGAGGTCGCCAGTAAGCACCAGGGCAAGCTCGATGATGTGCGCGGGGAAGTCGTCGCCAGCCCGTAGGCAGTCGAGGATTACGCGGGCTTCTGCTCTTGTCATGCTGTCACCTCGTGCAGATGCTGCGGCATAGCAGATCCGCGCCAAAACCCGTCACTGCCGACAAACATGCCTTTTGCGG